TGATGTCGTCCACGCTGCTGGCGTTGGCATCCACCTCGCGCAGGTACTGCAGGTACTTGGGCTCCAGCGTGGCCTGCAGCGCGGCCAGCATGATGCGGCTTTGCTCTTCAGCCCAGGCGGCGGCCAGCTCTTCGCTGCTGCGGCCTACGTTTTCGTAATTGCCAACGCGATTCTGGCGGCTGTACAGCGCCGTGTCGCCCTGAAACAGAGCGGTCTGGAGCTGGGTCAACGCATCGCCCTGCGGGTCGGTCGCGCTGAAGCCGCCCACGCGCAGGCCTGCGTTGCGGATGCCGAACTGCCCCAGCGTGGCCTGCACGGTGGCTTGGATCGTCGCGGCGTCACTCGCGCCGCCGATGGTCTTGGGACCGCCGCCGGGTTTGTCGAGCAGACTGGCGATGGCCAAGGCGCCGGCCACCCACGGGGCCGCGGCCCCGATGCCAGCCATAAGCCCGCCCGCCGCGCCGCCCGCGGTGCCGAATGCGCCATTGGTGGCCAGCAGTGCATCCAGCCCGCCGCCAGTGATATTGGCAAAGCCCGTGCCCAAGCTGTTGGCCATGGACATGCCACCGCCGGCGAAGTTGCCGAGGCCGCCGAGGGAGCCGAGGCTGTTGATGCCGCTGGCCTGCCCCACCGCTCCAACAGCGGTGCTGCTGGCGCCGGTGACGTTGGCCGCCAGGTTGAACACCCACTTGCGCACCGTCATTTGGTACAGCAGATCCAGCAGCGTGGCCTTGAGCGTGTCGCGCAGCTTGGTGAAGGCGTCCTGTCCGCCCTCGAAGATGTTGGTGAAGGTCTGTTGCGCAGTGCGGTCGATGCTGTTCCAGACGTTCTGAAAATCGTCAATCTGCTTCTGCATCGCCGCGCGGTCGGTAATGGTCTTGCCAATGGCTTCGGCAAGCTCGGCGTATTTCAGCGAAGCCTTGTCGATGCCGGTTGCCTCCAATTGGCGCAGGGCAATTGCCTTCTCGCGCTCTACATTGGACAAGCCCATCAGCGACAGTTCAAATTCTGCCTGCCTCACCATGTCTTCGGCAGACTTGATGACCTTGGCGTCAGCGATGAACTGACGGTCGCGCGATTCAATCAGGCCATCAATGGCAGCAGTGAGAGCCTTCGCTTCCTCCTCGTTGCGCTTTATGACCGATTCACCCTGACGAATGGCATCTTCACGGCCCCACTTGATGCGGAACTTTTCCTCCTCCTCGCGCAGGCGTTTTGCTTCGTCGGCAGCTTTTTTCAGTGCCGCCTGGTCGGGCAAGTCGCCAATGGTGCGGCGCGGTGACAGACGGCGCGATAGAGCATCACCCGTATCCCCGCCCATCGCCATGGCTTCGTTGCGCTGCTTCACGCGCAGCAGTTCGAGATAGCGGTTCAGGTTGCCGATCTGTTCCTGCCAGTCGTCGCGTAGCTTCGTTCCAAAGCCCTTGCGCTGGTCAGCGTTCATCTTGGCGACGATTTCCGCGCGCTCGGCCAAAATGCTGTTGATGTCCTTCGCCGTGTCTCCAGTGAGCCGGTTCAGGCCGACCATGGCCTTTGCGGCATCCTTCACGATCAGGTCAAAAGCTCCAAGTTCACGGATGGCGATGTAGCCCTGGAGCAGTTTGTTGACGGCTGGCAGCAAGTCCATCAGGATGGCGCGGCCTGCGTCTTGACTGTTTGCCTGAATCTGGAACAGGTGCTTGTTGAAACGCTCGGCCTCTTCGGCTTGCTGGCGCGAAACACTGGCTTGCAGCCGCCCGGCCTCGGCCAAGTCTTTGAGGAACGGGGCCACTTCGCGCAGGCTCTTTCCGAACAGTTCCTGAACCACCCGAGCTTTGGCGCCATCGTCGGCAAACTGAGCCAGCGCAACGGCGGTATCACGCAACGCCTCGGCGGGGTCTTGCTGTCGCAGGGCCTTTGCATTCAAGCCCAGAGCCTTCAGCGCGGCCTCAGCATCAGTGCCGGGCTTGATGGTTCCGCCGAGCGCCTGGTTGTACTTGATCAGGGCCTGACCAACGGTGTCGAAACTCGCACCAGTGCGCCGGGCGATTCCGTCGAGGGCGCTGATGTTTTCAATGCTCGCGCCAGTGGCGTCCGCCAGGTCGTTCATGGCGTCAACGCTGTTGATGATCTGACGGCTGAAAGCAGCCAGCGCACCAACAGACATACCAATACCGAGTGCCCCGAGCGCCGTTGTCGCAGCCGATGCCGCACGCGTGATTGCATTCGCCCCAGACGTGACGATGCCGGTCGCCTTTTCCATGTCCTGACGCAGGCGGGCCACGTCGGCGAACAACTGCAATTCAAGCGAGCCAGCGATCATGTGTCTTCTTTCTTGCTGCCGGACAAAGCCCGGCGCATGCGTTCGGCGGCGCTGTTGGGGTCAACAACTGGAGGAGCATCTGCCCACGGTGCTGGGCGCAGCGGATTCTCGGCCTCATGCAATTCAGCGATGTATTCCGCAGACAGGCGCCGCAGGAAGATTGCCTCCCACGGCGCCAGGCAGATGCACGACAAGGATTGCCAGGCCCTGATTTCCTGATGGCTGACCGGCACCGGCCCGGCTGGGCCTTGCATGGTCGGGCCGACTTCTTCAAACAGGTATCGAAGCAAGTGCCCGGCCATTTCGACCGGCGGCATTTCGGGCATGAACCCGTCGCCGCGCTCGGCCTGCATGCGCTTCAGCCGAGACGGTGGCGGCTCTTTCGAGGTACTGTTTTCCGGCCTCTGCGGGATGGCCCGAAGCCAGGCGTATTGCCTGACGTAGAGACTCAGTTCGCCGTAGAGGCCGTGGGAAAATTCGCCCAGTCTTCAATGAACTTCGCCACCTGATTGGTGATGTAGCCGAGCTTCGGGTTGCTGTACAAAGCGAGCGAACCACCGGGCAGCGGAAAGTTGTTGATTGCCTTGGTGCAGGCCGCCAGCTTCTCGGCATTCAGCTTGCGGTTTTCGTCGGCCACGTCTTTGGCCGCTTTGCCGCGAATCATCTGCACGGCGCGGGCCTGGCTGGCGGCGTCGATCTTGCTTTGCGCGCGGGCGTACTGCGCGGAGCCGGGGCCGTACACCTCGATCGTGACGGGCTGGCCGTTGTGCATCAGCGGCTCGCCGCGCTGGTTTTCCAACTCAATCACGGCGGTGTCGGCCACTTCAAAAGCGGACAGGTCAAACTCAATTTCTTTGGTCATGATGGTCTTTCGCGGGTTGGTAGAAAAAGCCCGTGCCCCGGCCACCGCGCCACCCGCGAAGGAGGCGACAGCAGCCAGGGTCGGTGCAAGGGAACGGCCAGACGGCCGTATCAGGTGGCGGCCACGACCACAGGGGCGCGGCAGACTTCAAACGTCACGGAGACGCGGCGCACGTTGTCCACGGTGCCGTCCTGCCAGACGCGGCGGGTGACGAGCACGTCGAGGTAGTGAATTTCCGGCGTGCTTTCACCCGTGCGGGGGGCGTAGCTGACCTTGGCGCTGTAGCGGTTGCGCGAAGCGAAGGCGGTGTCAACGAGGTCTTGCCCGGTGTCGCTGGGCAGGCAACCGACGACGACGTTCATGGTGCCGTAGTTGACCGAGCCAGGGAACTTCTGGACCACGCTGTCACCGACCGCAACGAAGTTGGAGACAGACTTTTCGCCGCCGTGTTCGCCGAAGTCTTCCACGCTGCCGATGGCGCTGAAGACCACGCCGGTAGCGCCGTAGCCGGCCGCGTCGTAGGTTGCGGGGAGGGTGGCGCTCAGCGACAAAGTGGCGCCGGCCAGGGTTTGAAGAACAGTACCTTCTGCCATGATGATTTCCTTTCAAAATGAAAAAGCCCGTCTGCGGAAATCGCGGCGGGCGGGCTTTCGCCTTGCGGGCGAAACTTGTAGCGCCAGTGGCGCGGATTCTTTTCGGCCTACTCGGTGTAGGTCACGCGGTAATCAATTGAGCCCATGAAGATGCCAGCTTCGTCAGTGAAGTCGGGACCTTCGTTGTCCGGGACGATGTTGTCCACAGCAGTGCCATCAACAACACCGCGCGACCTGGGCAGGGCGGCACGAACAAGTGCCATGACCGCCTTCTGGCTTTCGTAGCTGTCCGCCATGACCGTGACCTGAACTCTTGCAACGCAGATTCCAGAAGCAGCTGCAACCATTTGCTGCCGAACCGTTGACACATGCGTGACGCTGATTGCTGGCAGTGCTGTGTCTTGACGCAGCACACCGATGATGATGCGAGACGCCGGAACCTGGGCAAGCAGCGAAGCGTTGTTTGCCAGAAGGTAGCGGACGGCGCGAACGTCAGACACGGCGGGCCTTCTTGACCGGCTGGGCGTAGGTTTCGACTGTGATTCCTTTGGCCTGCAGCTCGGCGGTCAGCGCTTCCAGTGCCTTGCTCAGACCGATGTAGACATTGCCGGTGTCCACTTCGTCGTCATACCAGTGGGCCGGATTTTCCGGGTCAAAGCCAGCCAGGATGATGCGCGAGGCACCCATCTGCGCGGCGATGCGCACCGCAGTGAGTCCGCTGTTGTGAATCTCGATCACGGTATTGGCGTCGAGCCGCACGGTTTCCCAGCGCGGGCCGATGTACAGCGCATCCAGCGTGTCGTCCATCACGCCGGTGACGCGCACTCCAGCGAAATCGCGGAATTCCTGCGGCCAATTGCCGTCCATCGCCACCAGCATGTCCGCGTCAGGCGCCAGGCGGTGGGTGTGGTTGACAACGATGCGGCGATGTTCGCGCAGGGCGTCGGC